GCCCAAACTCGAACTTCAATTTCCTCTGTGGATAACCTCAATTCATTCTCCGTAAAAAGCAATTGATAATTCTCGAATCGTGCCGTTCATCCACAGGATCATAGTGATGATGAATGCCACTCCAAAGCAGGCCCATTTGAGCCGATTCATGGCAGACCGATCATGTCCGTCTTCCGTGTATAGACGCTTGGCATCATCACGCTGACGCTGCTCAATTTCCTCGACTTTGGCCCATCCCTCTAGACCATACTTCGCCACCACTTGCGACTTCAGTTCTTCTTTCAGCGCAAGGCATTGCTTGAGTTCGTTGAATTCGTTCACGGCATTGACGAATGTGTAATCGGCTGCGTGCTGTTTCCTATTCGCTGCGGCACGATAATTGCGCCTTGCAGCAAGTTCTTTTTTACCTAAGTCTTGAACCTGTTGGGCAACCCCATCGAGATCATCAGCCAGCGAAATCGCCTCGGATAACCCACCGATTCCCTCTTTGATTGCACCGATGAATGGGTCACTCATAACTTCTTTCGCCAGTAAATTGCGGTCTCAAAACCATATGGATTCATGGGATTGTAAGTCAGATAGCCGCATTTGATAAGGTTATTGGCTGAACTCGGGTTGAGATTAGTATCCGAGATCATGTACTCGCCACCGAGTTTTCGGGCCAGTGCCTCCCTGACTCGGATCATGCGTCTTTGCAGACCTTTTCGCCTATGGATACTTATGACCCCGGCTCGCCATAGATAAAAGGTCTTCTGCCAGTTGTAGGATTCCCGCATTGCACAGAAACCCACCGGGTAAGACTTCCACCAAACTATCCACCAGTACCCGGTGTCTGGCTCTAATACTTCGTCAACAGTAAAGCAATCAGAATGTAACTTGCGAAGGATTTTGCGAACAGACTCGTCAGAGATGTCTGCTCGCTCGATCCGATACATTTACTCGCCAGAAACCCAAGGCAAGCCAGTTGCCGATACAGGATTCTTCTGGGCCTCAATCTGGGCAGCAACAGCAGCCTCATGCGCTGCGACAATCTCAGCACCAAGAGCCTCTTTAACCCAGCCCACCACCACTGCCTCAGTTAGGTCAGCGTAGGGGATGCTCAAGTCACCAGAAAAGCCAACAGAGCCATACACAGAGCCAGAGAACTCACCATCTACATCAGACACAGTCCAATGCGCCGTTGTGACAAAACCATCAGCGGTGTTGCGATCAAGATTTACAATATTCCATGTTGCCATTTTAGTTTCCTTTCGTTATAGACCAGCCGCATCTAAGCGGGCTTTGAGTGCATCGTTTTCTGCTTTAAGTTCTTGGATTGCTTTGACCAATATTGGGATCAGTGCTCCCGGGCCAACAGACTTGTATGTTTCCCCATCTTGATCAAAATCAGATACAGCGTCAGGAAACACAGCTTCAACCTCTTGCGCCACAAATCCAAGTTGATTTTTTCTGTTGTTGCCAAAACCTTCTTTGAAGTCAAACCGGACAGGACGAAGAGCAGAAATTACACCAAGACCCTCTTCAGAGGTGCGAATATTTTCTTTAGTGCGAATGTCTGATATTGACTGAACGGTGGTATTTTGAGCGTAAATAGTTCCATCACCACGAACATAAAACTGCCTTGTTTCATTTGAATAAAGGTCAATCAATTTATGACCTGTTCCAGCGGCAGTAGTTGCTTCTACTATGAGAACTGAATCTGTATACCCAGAACCATATGCATTTCTGATATATGCAGTTCTTGCGTTTGCATCAGTAACAGCGACAAATCGATAAGAAAATGCAGTCGTCCCCACCAGCAAGTTACCGCTGGAGTCGATACGCATGCGTTCGGTGGCAGCAGTGCTAAAAGTCAATGGGGGGTAGTCGCCAGAACGAGCATCTGCTTTAATATTGACAACACCGTTTGCTGCTGCTGGCGTAATTTGTAAAAGGGTTCCTGAACTACCTGCATACTGGACAGCAAGACCACCAGAACCCATAACCGCCATTCTCGCAGTTGAAACATCTGTGCTTGAACCCCCAACCAGCATATTGCCGCTGGAATTGATTAACATACCAACCGACCCTGCGGTAATGTCTTTAATTGCATATGAGGTGTTTTCTAAACCTTCAACACCAATCCGGGTTTCCCAAGTTTGACTATTAGAAGAATTTACCAAGCGGATGCCCCGACCATCTACTCCGCTTGCATGAGCCACTGTAAGGGTTGCCCCCGGCGAACTCGTACCAATACCAACCCGGTCAGCACCAGCATCCACATAGAGCAAGTTTGCGTCTGTATCGCCCTCGATGCGAACATCGTGGTCAGCACCAGTCTCATTGATGACTGTGCCAGCAGCGGTTGTTTTGATGAACTCCACATTGTCGACAGTGGTCGTGACTGAGCCAGTGCCGGTGTCTACAACCTCAACTTTCGAGTCACCTTCTTCAATCTTATCCGTGACAGTAGCAGCCCATGACAGAGTTCCGCTGCCGTTTGTCACTAGAGCCTGACCGCTCGATCCATCTGCGCTTGGCAGAGTCCAAGTTACATTTGAGGCAACAGTTGATGGGGCTTGAAAAGCCACATAGTTGCTGGAATCTGAGTCAGCGAAACGCAGATCACCTTGAGCATTCAGCGTCAGATTCTCAAGGATCGTGGCGTTATCGCAGCGCAAAGTGAATTTGTCGTTTGTCTCGTCAATCTGACCGATAGTGATCCACACATCATTTGCAGAGTTGCGAATCTTCAGAACGGATGGATCGGATGCCGTATCGACCCAGAACTGATGAGCAAAAGTGGTTGTCGGCTCGGTCGCAGAAGATGAGTTCGAGACCAGCGCAGCAAGTGCGTTATTCAAGTCAGTCCTAAAATTAGGGAATGACTGGTTTGCAATGTTCATGTCATGCGTAGACATCTATCCACTCCTTTAAGCGGCAAGTTCGCCGTAGCCCTGAGCCATGTAGTCAAATGTCCTATCGACCACATTTGCGCCCGAATCATAGAACTTGATTGTAAACGAACTGTTAGTTTTATTCGAGATGACAAAGTAGTCACCTTGAGCCAAATCTTGCGCTGCAATACCTATTGCCGGGGTTATCTTGAAGGCTGGCGTAAAGGATACAACCTTACCACCAACATCTGTCCCAGAAGATATATCCGAGCCAGACGCAATCCGGTCAGGCATATCCACAGTAACTTCCAGATAGTTCACAGAAGGGGTCGAATACCCGCTCTCAGAAGTCAGTCTGGCCTTGAACCTAAACGCTCTGGCTTTATAGTCACCAACAAAGAACTTGCGATAGCCAGACCATGTTGGCGTGCCAGCAGGGTCATCATCTGTCGTGGATACATACAACTCCACATTGACATCATCGAAGGCATTCGCATCGCCATCAAACTGACCTTCTCTGTCATCAAACAGGCCAGCAGCGTCATCGAATAGATTGATGTAGTCAATTCGATCTTGTCGGATTGCTGCCGTGACTCGAGATGTGTAAACAGCGGTCAGATCAACCACATTCGAGAACTCATAAAAGCCCTCAGAAACAACCGAACCATTGCCACCATCGAAGTTTCCGGTAGCGTCATCAAAATCCCCGGAGACATCATCAAAAAGAGATGTTGCGAGAATCAGGTTAGAGTCAGACACATCCACATCGGTCTTTGTGCCAGCAAAAGTCGGATGCTCGGTCACAGTCTCGACCAAATTCAGACCTTTGATGTTCTCGATGATGGTTGTGATAGATGTGGCATTGACCGAATCATTGTTGGTCTTGTCCACGGCCTTGATGAAGTAAGTGCCAGTCATCGCCGGGACAGTGGCGAAAGTGGCTGGTCGAGAGACTCTTGGCAGCAAATCGATGGCGTTTGCGTAAGTTGCGCCAGTAGTCAAAGGAGAGAAGCGAATCCGATAGTAGGACAGATCGATGTCTGTTACCGCATCCCAAGTCAGATGAGCATCAGTGTTGACGATGTTGATCGAGAAGTTGGAGACATCTTGAGGTGGCAAAGTCTTTCCATAAATCTCAGCCGAGATTTCAGATGGTGCGCTGCGCTTGCCGATGGAGTTGATTGCAACTACCTTGAGAACATAAAAGCCCTCGAGAGCGTCTTTGATGTCAATCGAGGTGGACTGAGTTCTTGGCAATGTGACGAAGTTGCGCTCATCGACCTTGTATGCAACCTCATAAGCAGTCGCACCAGCAATAGGACTCCAAGACAAAGTGACTTGCACCAAGACCTGAGTGTTTTGCTCATATAGATTCTCAGAGACCGACAAGTTAAGCGGCGCACTGGGTTTGACACTTAGGCTGCTGATCTGTCTTGGTGGCAGTACGATGCCATTCTCGACCTGTGCATATTTATTCGGGTTGTGAGCGAGGGCAGTGACTTCTACGCCCTCTTGCGTTTCAACCGCCGAAATGACTTTAAACAACTGAGCCTCAACGGATGGCGTTTCAATCATGTAGACCGAGTTCGCAGCCGGGGCCGTGGTGAATGCGCTGGAAACTGTGATGATGCTGCCACTCACGCTGGCAATGTTCTTGGTCTCGAGTGTGCCATCAGACAGAATCGCAGACAAAGTGCCACTATTTATGCCAGAGATGCCGCTGACATCCATATCAACTGTGATCGCTGTCGTAGTTGCGCTCGAAATACGACCGCCACGCCGAGAGCCAGCACGCATCTCATCAGCAACTTGGATGATCTGAGATGGCCTGACAGAGAAGCCCTCGAGACCGGCCTTAAATGACACAACCTCGGTTTCTGATTGCTCAGTGTAAAGAATCCAACGACCGACCCGGTTTGCTTGACCTCTTGAGGTGCAGCCAATAGCAGCGACCTCAGTCTGCACGATGCCATAGCGAGCAATTGCCGTAGCATCTTCTACATATTCAATCTTCTGCCGATAGAAGTCATCAGGATCGTTCCAAGCAACCAGAGCAACAGAGTGTCTGGCTTTGGCTGCGCTGCCGGTATAGTTAAACTCGCCATTGATGACATTGGCATTGGTGAACTGATAAACCGGGTCTTGTGGGGCATCATAGCCAAGAGTTACAGAACCGCTTGACCAGTATGGCATCCCACGAAAGATAGATGCCATCGCATTGACAACTTTGAATGCTTCTTCTCTGGTTTGAAGATAGATGTTGCAAGTAAAGCGAGGCTCTACGCCACCCTGACCATTGTCAACCAATTCATCGCAATAACGACCGATGGTGTAAAGAGTCCACTTATCGACCTGAGCCTCAGCAATGTAGTCACCGAGGCCATATCTGGTGTCGGTCAACAGATCATAGAAGCACCATGCGGGGTTGTCAGTCCAAGCGACAGAGAAAGTTCCATCCCAAACCCCAGAATAAGTTCTGGCTTCTGGATCGTAGTTGCTTGGAATCTTGACCTTCAGCATCTTTAGGTCATAAGACCGCCGAGGCACAGAGTCGAACTGAGAGGAATCAATTCTTAGACCAACAATCGCAGAGTTTGGATAGCGGAATTTGCCATCAATGATCTCTGTGTAGGATTTCCAGAATGTCTTGTTATTAAGGGTTACAGAGGTGGAGTCATCAGTAATCCGCAAAACCCGAATGTCCCAAGGGGCAGCACCAGTCAACTCGATCCGATGACTGCGCTCATACTCAGAAGTTGTTTTGCCATCGATGGTGGCAATAATGTCTCCAAGATCACCGGCAGCATAGTCGATATTGACGCTTCCAGATGTGACTACAACCCGCATCTCCCAGAGAGCAGAGTCTCTGGTAGGCATGAACCATGTTTCGCCATTAAAAACTTCAGCGATAACTGATGCAAGAACAGGCAATTTGCCATCACCAGAAGCCGCCTGTTGTGTAACTCTTGTTAGACCATCTGTTAGCCAAGTCGGATCAGATTGTTTTTTGTATTGCACTGTGTAGACAGAACCAGCAGTAGCGGTCAGGCTGATATACATCCGATAGGCAGCAGTTGTCAGTCTCGCTGTCGTGCTGCTTGTTATCGATGCGCCGCCAGTCCACTTTGATCCAATCAGTTGTGGGATGTAACCACCACCATCAGACTGCATCAGAATTTGATACTGAACTCTTGCGCCGTTTAGATCGCCGTTTTCGATGTTCTGAGTAGTCAATTGCGGAATTGATATGCGAACCCGAACCGCATCAACATCATCGTTTGTGATTTGGCGTGTGATAGGAGTCGCTTTTACGACTTCTGTGTTTACTGTGACCTCATTTTCAACAGCAGGGAACCCGGGAATGTGCGACTGGCCCTGACTGCCATTGGTCGCATAGACTGTTGCGCCAGTGAAGTTATAAGAGCCATCTTCGTTTTGCAGTGGGGTCTCATTCAAAAAGACCGACTGCATACCATTGGCTAGACCTTCAATCTCGCCTTCACAAACAAGGTCAAGAACGCTTGCATAAGCAATCGACCGAAGCGAATCAGGGGCTTCAACTGGCGTGCGACCACTTCCACCACCGCCTTTGCCACCGCCGCCACCACCAGCACCACGGATGATTTTTTTGTCGGTCATATCGGCAATTCCTCAGTCGTGATTCCAGCAGAGATCACTGCACTGCCGACAATCATGCGCCCATAGCCAACCGGGACAGGGTAGCCCTGCGCCGTGGTATTGACTGCGCCATTGAATACATAAGAGGGTTTGTTGTCTGGCCTGTCCTCATCTTTTGGCATATTTGGCAGCGGCGTTAGCATCTGGATAACACCGCCGATGATTAGCGAGACACCCGCTTGCATCAAATATGGGCTTAATGGGGTCGGTATGAAATAAGCAATAGCGATCAGGATTGACCCGATGATGATCTGAGGAATTCCACGACCGCCAGCACCAGCCAGAACAGGGACAATGCGTATAACGCCCTTGCCAGCGGGATCATGTAGGCTCTCAGCAGTTCTCGTCTCTTTTCCACAAATGACTTTATATCCAACATGACGCTTTTCCGATTCTGAGACAAACTTCTCAAAGCCCGGAAAGTTGGCGCAGAGCGCACGAATAGCCTCTGCCGGAGTCTGAACTGCCAGTTCAAACTCTCTACCGAATTTTTTCCCGAGTTCACCAAGTAGAACTATCTTTTTCATATCTCAAATAGACCGCTGCATTTTTGAGCCAATAGCCACCGAAAACCTCTCTGGTCGACAGCCGCCCATGAACATGATGCAAAATCAAATCATCCCCTAAGTATATCGCCCCATGATTGGGGACTGGCGAATTTATACGCATCAGAATGACATCATTCTTGGATAATTGTTGCAGAGTTGTTTCCTTGAACCCAGCCTTTTCAAAGTTATCCACATACAAGTTTTCACCACGCTTCCACCATTCATCTGACCTCTCAAAGTCTGGAATCTTGATGCCTAATTCTTGATGATAGTAGTCGTGAATGATGGCATAGCAATCCAGCACCCCATGCGACCATTGCCGACCCACCAGCGGCGCAACATAGCCCTTTGGCTCGATATACTCCCACTTCTCGCTTGGCAACCCAAGAATAAACCACGGCAGGCCAGACTGCTCGCAAGCCACCAGATCAGCCTGTGAGGGCTTTGCTGACATATTTGGATGGGTGTGGATGACCGCAACAATCTCGCCCCTCCTATCGGCCTCTGCGTAATCTTCTGGGTCTAGTATGAAGTTGTCAGAGCCGTTAGCCTTGTTTCTACATGGCACATAGACTTGCCGACCCTTCTGGATGATGACTAGGCCGCAAGCCTCTCTCGGGCTATCTTTCTTGCCATGCTCGATGATGTCTGCTTTAACACTATCGGTCAGCGTCATTTTATGAGGCCAGCAGCCGGGAAACCACCGAATGGGAGTTCAGCGTATTGACCGAATCTAGCCTCGCAAGATGACAATCGTTTTCCACAGACATCTTGAGCCAGAGTCGCAACTGAGTTGTCATTGGTGTCAAAGTAGTTTGTGCCAGCATATCCGCACTCTGCGCCACGATATTTCCACGGACAGATGTTCTGGATAATTTGTCGCTTGGGCAGTTTTACACCCTGCACATCGAAAGCAGCAGACAACTCAAACTCAACGACACTCTTGTTCTCGTTGACCTTATGCTCGATGTAGTAAATATCATCAGGGAACTCAGCGGTCGGATCGGCATCTGGGTTTGTGCCACCAGAGAAGTTGACCGCATCGAGATACTTAGCAAAAGTGCGCTTTCTGGTTATCTTTGCGCCAATGAGGTCATCATAGGCCAGCACCAGAGTCGTGATAATTCCAGACACATTTGAGACAGACATCTTCGGTCGAGGAATCTGACCACCAGCAGTGAACTCGAAGCCAGTGATCTGGACAGGAAACGGCTGGTATTCCTGAGTCTGCCAGACGATTGTCTGTCTTAGGCCATTCGTGCCAGCGTGAAAATAATAGGTATCTCCACCGAAACTGCTTGCATCCAGTTGATACAACTCAATGACAGCAGATGGGGCAAGTTTCTGAATCTCCGAGGCGATTGCAGCATCAAGCGTCATAGATCAAAGACTTCTTCAAATGTTGCAGAGATGTCGCTGATGCCGTTAGAAACGACAGAGCGAGTCCATGACCGACAAATCCACTTGCCAGCCGATCCGTATGGTGGAGTCCAATCGAAATTGTCGACACCCTTGGCAGCGACAAAGAAAGCAATGATGGCATTGGCATCGGTATCATCCTTGCCACGGAAGTCTAGTTGCCAGACCCGAGGCTGGTTGTTGATGCCGAAAGATGCACGCTGCTCATAGCCATCGCCAAAGCGCATAGCCCTGACTTCTGGTGTCTGGGTTACTGCTGCGCCATAAGAGGCTGCGTAGGTAAATGTACTCATGCTGCTAACAATCCACCGGGTCGTTTCTGTTTGACCAACTCGCCCTTGACCACATTGCCGATCAAAATGCCGAGTTTGTTTGCGTCTGTTGCATTGGTCGTGCCGTTGTCCATGTTGACATTGACCACCACATTTGTCGCACCGCCGCCAGACATATTCTTATTGGCAACCACAGAGCCAGACTGGTTTGGCACAAACAATTCTGGGCCACGCTCACCAACCACATAAGGCTGACCAGACTGAACTGCGCCGCCGATAGCCTTTGCACCGGGTGCGCCAAAGAAGCCACCTATCACATCAGCCAGAGGGCCAGTGATTGACTTGCGGATCAGAATCTTGGCTAGATCAGACAGAATGCTGACAGTCATTGCTCTGAAAGCGTCTTTGACCGACATCGTACCCATCATCACATTAACAAGCGCATCTTCAAGACTCTCAAGACCGCTGATAGCAACATCTTCAAGTTGCTTGCTCAGGTTTTGGGTTGCATCTGCATATTCTTGCAAAGCAGTCTTGCTTCGCTGAACCAGCGGATAACCCTTTTGCAGTTCATCTTCAAGTTGCATCAACCGATCAAGATATTGCTCATCGGTAATCAGCATCTTGGATTTAAGGTTATCCAGTTCACGCAACTTCTGATTGTAGACATCCAAAGGCGTTTGGATAGATTTCAAGACATCTTGAACAGCCTTAATCTCTTGTTCGAGTTCTGTTTGCTTCGGCGCACCGGGTTTAAAAGCATCAGTAGATGGCAATTTAACTTGAGGTTTTGCAGCAGTCGGGGTTGAAGCCACCTTTGCTTCCATGCGATTGATCTCACGCAACAACTCTTGCGCCTGTTCAATCTTGGCTTGTGCAGCACCGCTCCCGAGGTCAATGCCAAAAACTCTCTCAAGAAAGTTAGTTCCGACAGATGCGCTCATCGTGCCTTGCATCTTTTGAATCTCGGAACGAAGTTTTTCTGCCTGTGTTACAGAATCGGGATTTAGTAGTTTGTTCACTGCCTGCAGAAAACCAGTCAGGTTTGTAGATGCAAGACGCTGAAAATTGATAGACAACTTATCAATCTCATCATTGAACTGAGCAGCGGCATCAATGAATTCATTCGAGAATGTGGCTTGATACTTATTCAGAGCATCAGAGCCTTGATTCAAGACAGGGATTAGTCGTGAGCCAGCACGCCCAAGAAGGTCTTGAGCAATCGCTAGTTTTCCAGCCCCATCAGCGGTCTGTGAGAATCTATCAGCAACATCTCTAAATAGATCAATTGTTGGCCTGATATTGCCATTCGCATCTTTGATCGAGATGCCCAGAGCATCAAACGCTTCTTTCTGCGCCTTAGAGCCCGCAGCAGCCTCTCCGATTGCATTGGAGAACTTGACGATTGCTGCTTGGAATTCTTCGGTAGATGCACCATTCAGTTGGGCAGCATTACCAAACCGAGAGAGTTCTTCCGCAGAGATGCCAGTTGATTCAGACAGGTCTTTAAGTCGATCAGCAGCATCGATCAGGCTCTTGCTAAAAGATGTGATCGCACCGACAGAGAATGCAGCAGCCAGTGGGCCTGCGATACCACGCAGCGACCCAGTGAGCCTTGAGATATTGCCTTGGACAGACTGAAAGGCCGCTCTTGTCTGGTCAACCGCTGAGAGGATAATCTTTTCAGTTGCCATTCTTCTGAGAATCCTTGACCTTAAAGTATGCGACCCACTCGTTGAATTCCGACAGAGTAATTTGCTCCATTTCCTCTATCGTCTTGCCTAACCGATCCGCTAAAGCAACGAGATTAAACCTCAACGAATCGGATTTTAGTTTTTTTCCTGTTGCTCAATCGAAAGAACAGAGCCAAAAACCTCACCAGCAATTCTTGAAACCAGCAGAATCGGCTCTCGCATCAGGTGAGGCTTGTCTTCAAGCGTGAACATCTTTTCGCCATCAGCAGTCTCAGCCTTTAGGATAATCAGATCAACCATCGCCTCGATGGTCATGTTATTCAGAAAATCCTTGTGCTTCTTTTGCAGCCGGTCTACATCGTGACAAGTGAGGGTTGATGCAAAAATCTCTAGGGGTTTTCCATCTTCACCCCACTCAGCCACTACAACTTTGTTTCTTATCTTCTGCCGTTTAGCAGATATGCGCTCTCCCAACCCCATTAACTATCTCCTTTAAACAGTGGTTTCGGTCAATGCTCCTGTACCTTGGAACGAGAACGAGGCTTCAACCATGCCATCAAAAGAAGCAGTGATTGCCTTCTCAGTGATGATGACAGAGCCGGTGTAGTAAGTATCGCCAGAGGTGGAACCCTCGGGGTAGATGTTGATCGTGACAGTCGAGCCGGGATCAAGAGTCAACTGACCATTGGTGTCAGTCTCATCCCAATAGCACTCGATGGAGCCAGAGAAACTGGTCAGCGAAGGCAGATAAGTGCGGGCAGAATCACCCATCACAGTATCTTCAATTGTGTCAGCAGAGGCCGTGATCGTGTAAGAACGAATCTCAGCGATAGCGTTAGCACCAGATTTGACTGTGCCTTCAGAGCCTTTGTGGGTTGCCATAGTAAAACACTCCTAGAGAAAAATGGGTTGCCCCAGATTGTCAAATAATACTATCAAACAGGCGTTTCTGCATCATTCTCGATGGTTGCATAAGTAACAGCGAAGGTCATCTTCACAACCCCGACTGGCTTCTCGCCGTCACCTGAGTATTCAACCTCTACGCTGGATAATTCTGTGTCTTTCGCATAGCCACCCCGAGTGACATCAGTGACCATCGCTTCTTCAACTTCTAGGCTGATCTGGTCAAGTGTGTTATCGAGGTTCGATACACCGACTGCATAGCCTTCAATCACGACTTCCAACTCACGCATCTTCGTGCGAGGCCGGGTCATGGTGGCTGACTCTACTGATTCGTTCTGGGTGTAGATAGCCAACCCGGGAGTTTTGCCTTCAGCAATTGGATAGAACCTAGTGCGATAGACATTCGCCCCGGTCGTGGTCAGCCCAGTGACAGTTGTGACCACATTGTCTCGGATACTTTTGCGAACATGGGACATTATTGCTTCTCCAAGACCAGAGTGGTCATGCCAGTGCCATCATCTTGGCGCACAGCGACCTTGTAAGAAGTGCCAGAGATGGTGGCAGCAGTCCCTTCTGCAACCGCAGAAACATCGGCAGTCCGAGCCAAGAATCGTGGCTGTTGTACCGCAAAAGGTACACCTCCACCAGCATCGACCTCAACAAAGTCATTGTCAAAGATGCCGTTCACGCTAGAGCCGCCAATCGTGGCAGTTACTCCAAAATCATTAGCGGATAGAAATATCGCTCGGTCATCAGCAGATTCGACAGCCATGTCAGTCCTTTACAAAGAGAATATCCCGGTGGATTCTTTCTGCAATTTTATAGCCCCAAGACTGTAAAAGCGAGACTGTCATTGCATCGTCTGCGCCATATCGCTTGCCAAGACCTTTGAGTTCTAGGCAGATCACAGGCCATGACTTGTGGATAGTTTGTGCAGCCCCAACGATAGCCATATGTTCATAGCCCTCGATGTCCAACTGCAAGAAGTCGCAGTCTTTGATGCCCATCGAATCAATTGTGATGACAGTGAAGTCTGTGCCTTCTTTGATCTGGTGCGCTCCAACATTCTCTGGGTCAATATGATCCATGCTGGCAGTCATGCCCTTGTCTCCGAAGGCCATCCAGAGAGGGGCAATATTGTCGATGCCATCGATGTTTTTCCGCAAGGCAGCATAATTATCCGGGTCTGGTTCGGCAGTGATGACTTGCTTGAATGTCTTTGACAGACGCTTGGGCCAGATGCCTACATTCCCGCCAGCCTGTATCGCTGTCCGATACTGCTTGCAATAGGGCAACATC